TTTCAGAATATGTTATAGTATGGTTTAAGTTCTGAAACTCATTAACCGTATTTAAAACAGTAGATAATGGAGACCAAGTACCCATATTATGCTACCAACGTATAACCTTGCGCATATGTTTTATTATCTCTCATAGTAAAGGCCATCTTACGTGCGCCTTCATATTTGAATGAACAATGAATCCAACATGTTGTTGAACCAGAATATTCAAGAATTAATTGGTCATACGGAATAATTTTCTGTATAGCTTGGATAGCATCATACATTTTAGCTCTGTCAAATCCAGGAATTGTAATATCAGCAGCTTCGCCATAGTAATGTCTAGAGTTTTTACTTGAATTAGCCACATCGCCTGGGCTTCTATATCCAGATGTAATATTCATACTTGGATATAAATTAATGATTGGTTCTAGGCAATTCTCTGCAAGACCTTTAAGGTTACATACAATCTCTTGCGGAGTTAATCCCATTTGAGCTTTAATTTGTCTAGCTCCACCTTTACTCAATGCTCCTAATGTAAAGTGAGGAGATAACTGTAGATCTGGAGTAAACTTATCCATGCCAAATATGATATCACAATTAGCTCCAGTTGGTTTAACTGTATTAGCTGGCGCTGCAGCCGAAGCTTGAGGAGTTCCAGAACCTATTTCATCCGCAGGAATTGTGCCATCATTAATTTTACCTTGAATGTATGCTGTTGGATCTCCATCTTCAGGAGTTTCATATTGACCAGCTGCGTCAGCACCTCGGGTTAAAACAATTAGTGGATCAAATACTGGTTTTTCTGGTTCTAATCTGTCTTTAGGTGTTTCTAATCCAGATGCTGGAGCTCCTTCTGCAGTTCCACTATTAAGGTTAGTTCTTACTGAATCAACATTGAATGTAGCTCCAGCTAAGAAGTTTTGTTCAAAATCAGATTGAACATTTACAGCACCTGTTGATTTAACATTAAAGTTACCAAAATTATATGTTTCCATATTAATAGATCTTGCACGGATATTAAGGTCTTCTTTAACTGAAAGATCATAACTACCTGAGATATTCATAATAGCATCATTAAACACATTGATTGTTGTTTTACCAGACACATCAACATTAAGTGCATTATTAATCTTTACATTATGGTCTCCATCAATGGTTACATCCATTGCTCCTTTAATATATACATGACCATCTCGTTCAAGGATCTCATAGTTGTCGCCTATGATACGATTTACTTTTGTACCATTACCATCAATTTCCATAAATGTACCAGATTTATGGTATAGATGAATACGTTCTTTATTTTGTGTATCATCAAATTCCATAATATGACCAGATTCTGTCATGTAAACATGGTTAAATGGATACTCAGCATTATAAGGAACTTTAGCCTGATCCCATTTCTTACCTGCGGCAGTTTCTACTTGTTTCTCTCTGGCAAGTTCTTTCTTATAAACAACAGTTTTCTTAATATCTTCATGACGAGCAAGTTTATTAGTATCTGGTTCATTTAAGTATAATGGATATTTGCTGTTAGGATCATTGAATCCTAGAACCATAGCTGATGGATTTGATAAACCAGTACTTGCTGCTGAAGTAGCTGGAGCAACAGTTCCTACTGGTGTTGCTGATTTAGTCGGTGTTAAGTCACCTGCAACATTTGGTATACCGTCTTTTAAAAATAAATCTTTTTCGGCTATTCGACGAGTTGTCAGACCATTTAATACTTGACCACCAGCTTTATTCCAATCAAGGAAGTTAGTTGCTGCATCAAGATATTTTGTTACCGTAACATTTTGTTTTAGTGTAGATTTACCAAAAGCACCATTACCAATATTATATGTAAGACAACACATAGCATCAAACATAGATTGGGTAATTGGAGCTTTAACGTTTTGAACTGTTGGAGCAACTTGCGTTTTAACATGCTCCATCAAATATTCCTCAGCTTGAGCATCTGAAATAGTTTGACCAGGCTGTACTGGAATGCCATTGATCCTTGTTGTACCATAACCAATAGTCCATATACCAACAGAATCTTGATATGCGGTTAATCGTTTACCTTCAAACTTCTTAATTAGGTTAATTGCATCTTGGGATGGACTTAATGAACTTGCTGTTTTTAAACCAGTATCTTCAGGAATAGGTTCAGCATTTGTATTACTTACATTTTCGCCGGTACTATCTTGAACTACTTGCTGATCGCCACCTGGTAAATATCCATCTTCTTTAAGAAGCATTGAATCTTGGTCTTGGTCAATTGCATCTTGTTTTTGAGGTATACCACCAATAGTACCTAATATAATTGGTTGTTGTTCATCATCATCTCTGAACATAATAACAACCCAAGTACCTTCAACTGGGCCAAGCGGTGAATGACCAACTCCAGAAATTGCAGCTGAAGTAAGTGGCTGCATAGGATATGCCCATGGTAGATCTGCAGTTTTTAACTGAGTCTTATCATGTGTATGAAGACCAACAACTCGCACTTGGCATCTACCAAGCTTAAGTGGATCATATCTATTCTCTACGCATCCTGTATATAATTGCATTATTTACCTTTTTCCAAATCAATCAAATAACTATCTTTAATAAGTTGCATATGGCATTCATGTGAATCTCTATCAATCGCATGATTAATTGCCGCTATGATATAGAAACCTGAAAATAATTTATCTAGTACATCTAAATCTGTATCTCCAGATTCAATTGGGTTAAATTTGTTTAACTTGAGATACACTTTTGAACCAACAGTATAATCTGTTCTGCCTGGAACTACAATCTCAAGTTTTGTACCTTCTGCCTGCTGTAGCAGAGATAGTCTACTTTGCAGAGTTTTAGAATTGGTAACATCAGTATAATTATTAAAGTTATTATAGTACTTTGTGTAATTAACAATTAATGCTGTTGCTCTATGTAAATTTTTAGACGATACTAATGGGTATTTATTGAGATGTCCTTCTTTGGCAAAATTTGTCATCATATCAAAATTCTTAGCCATATACTTTTTAGTAGTGACATCATAGGCAATCATTTTAGATGCAAACATACCCATCTTAGATCTATCAATATAGTCAAATATTTCTGGTATCTTAATCTCAAGAATACGTTTATATTCTTTTTCTACATTTCTTACTGATGTACCATCTTGATTATAATCTCTCATCCAACCATCATATGTAAAATCTTGTATAATAGTTGCAGAGTTTAGTTTTTGTAAAGATGTGAAATTGAATCCATTGCGGTTTTCAAAGAAGATGTAGTTTGCAACACCTGTTTTATTAGTAGCATTTCCTGCAGCATAGTTTAAACATTTAACAGGAGACCAGAAGTTTGAAACAAACTTAAATCCATTTGGAGTTTCTTCAATATTTACAGTTTTCTTTGATTCTAACCCGTATACTTTATCAGTAATAAGAGTTTTGGCAATATCTGAAATCTTACCTTCATATGCTTTACTAATCTTTTTATTAATATCTACAATAGCTTCTCTAGAGATAAAGTGTAATTCATACACCATATTACGATCACCCAGCATTTCTCTATTATTTAATTTAAAGATATAGAATTGGTCATCTATAGTTTTATCTTTACCAGTAAATGATGGAGTATGGATCTTTATGTTTGCATATTCTTCGCCAACAAACGGGAATAAGTTAATAAAGTCGACAGATTCTTTAAATGCTAAAACGCCAGATATAAATGGAGAAAATATATCTTCATAGATTTCAAGCGCCATGACTTGATTAGTAACTTCTTGATAGAAACCGTTACTAGATACTATTTCAATTTTATCGATGCTGACGTCGCCAGCAAATCGTATTACTTCAGAATCAGCCATTATATGAGATCGTTAAAGTTTTTAAGAATTTGGTTTAATAGAGCAGGAGAAATTAGTTTAATTCTTCGTTTAGATTCATTTATTTCAACTTCATGATCTGAATTAGTAACTACTTCAAAAACAGATATACTTGATCCTGCAGTTGCAGGAGTTATAGATGCAGGAGAAGTTAAAATACCATTTGGCGGATCATTAGGATATCCTATAGATACTGTTGGAATATTGAAATAACCCTTACCATAATTAATTACTTTAAGAGATAAAACTAAACCATCAGTTGAATATAATGATACAACTGGAGCGCTTGATATACCAACTTGACCTATAGATGTTGCCACAGTTCCAGTTACTGAATTATTTAAACGATAAGTACCTATAGATCCTGTACCAGTTAATGTATTATCATCAGCATTAGTTTGAATAATTTTGGTGCCAGCAGGAATTCCT